ACCATCTAAAGCAGTTAAAGTAAGATTATTGCTGTCTATTTTACTAGCAACTAAAAAATACTTATTGTCGGTAGATTGATGAACAATGTCTCCCACAGAAACATTAGCAAAAACATTACCAGTATCTGTTAAGTCTGCTGACCCAACTGGAGTAACTGATGTTCCATTCATTATCAAGCTATATACGGGTACGTTTAAAAACTTTTCCATATATTACGCTATTATAATTGCGCTTACTGCTTTTGGCATTACTAGGTCAATAGAAACATTAGTCCATCTTTGGCTTAAAATGCTAACTACTCCGTCTTGAATAGCATCTCTCATTTCTTCGCTTCCAGAAGCTACTGCAGCGTGAGTTATAGTTGTTATTTTTCCTCCGCCATAAGCTATCTTTACGGTAGTCGTAGTAGTTTGTTCTATTAATTTAATGTCGTTGGCTGAGACTAATTGTTTTTGCTCGCCTGTAACTGGTATACTTAAAAACTTTTGCATTGTTTAAAAAATTAAGTGGTTAATAATCTTACAAAGGTAAGCAAAAAAAAAGGAAGCTTTGAAGCCTCCCTTATTTAGTGTTTATTTTACTTTTTTCTCAAGTAGCTCTAAAACTTCTAGCCCATCATCTGTCTTGAAATATGATATTAATGAACGTTTGTGGTCTTCGCCAAATGGAACAGTAATAATTCTTTTTTTGTTTTCTTTTAGATTGTAATAGATTTCTCTTTTTTGCTTTCTATAAGTAATCAAGTTTTGCTCAAAAGATTTAATTACCAACTCTTCTAACTCTAAGTCACTATCGTCTAGCATTTCTAAAAATCCTTCTGGATCTTGTTTAGCATAAACTAATATGTCTCTTTTTAGTTCGTTAGTTTTTATACCATCTACTCTGTTTCCCATTAAAACTCTTCCTATCATTTCCATTTTTTCAATTGGTAAATCAGAAGCTAATTTTAACGCCTCTATTTCAAGAGTTAAGAAATCTAATTCTTGTTGAGCATCACGCTCTAAATCTACTTCTTCGTAAAGAGTTCCGTTTAAAGGATGGAGAGATAAAAATTGTTGCAGTAATGTATCTGTTCTTTTAGTGTTTAAAAAGCCATCTTCAAATATAATAGGCTCTATTAATACATTTTTATCTTGTTCGTCTTCGAAAATAGACTTTTGGTTTTTGGCATATCTCATTGCTCTGTTGATTCCCTTTTCTTCATCAAAGTGTAATAAAGGGTTACTAGTTGAATGAGTTGAATTGATCATTGTGGAGATAGGCGTTTTATCTGACTTTAACCTATACATCCTGTCTTTTAATACTTGTTTTTTCATTTGATTTGATTTAATTATGTAAATAATAGGGGGCCGAAGCCCCCATATATAATTGTCTTTTTTATCCTTTGAACAATACAAAGTTGTTTGCACCCATAGTACATAGAGCTCTTTCAGATAAGAAGTTGACTTCCATCGCATCTAAATCTGAAGTAGCAGCACCACCAGCACTACCAGTCATCCACGTTTTGTAACGTCTGTCTTCTGTTTCAGAAGCTCTGTATCTTACGTGTAAGAATGGTCTCTTAGCGTTTTTTCCTAAGATTTGATCGTATACTGAAGTAGAACCAGCTGGTACTAAAGCACCGCTTACTTTTCCACCATCAATACCACCTCTTAAAGTAGCATCGTTTAAGTATTTCCAATCTGACTTATAGAAATCATAACCTCTTCTGAATCCTTTGAATCCAAGGTTAAGTGCCATTTCTTCGTCATTGTCAAACAATCCGTAAGAAGTACCACCTGCACCGTAAGAGTTTTGAGCAGCTAACATGTCATCAATTGCGAAAGAGAAATTTCTATCAACAAAGATTACATTTTCCTGAATAGAACCTTGCTTGTCTAACCTTTTGATTATAGTATCAAATGCAGCTAAAGTAGTTGGATAACCACCTGCCCATACATTTCCTCTAGACTCAATAGCTTCGAACATTCCTTCAGTACCTACGTTATTAGCTAAACCTGTTCCAGCTGGATAAGCTGAACCTGATAAGTTAGCTAAAGCACCTGAAGCATTTTCAGCAATAACACCTTCAATCATAGACATCTCTAAGTAGTCTTCAAATCTTAGTCTTGTTTCGTGCTCAGACTTCAAATACCATAAGTATCCAGTAGCTCCATTTTCAGTAGTTACTTCAACCCATCCAATTTGAGCCATATCAGAACCAGAAACAACATACTTGTCTTTGATAATAATTGGTTTGTTAGATAAGAAGATATCTTCAGCTTCTAAAGATCCAACCATTCCAGTTGTTCCTTGTTGAAATTCAGAACCGTATACAAATACAGTTAATGGAACGTTTGCTGGTACTACTTGACTAGCCTCGTAAAAAGCTACGAAAAACTCATCAGTAGTAGCTGCACCAACACTAGTAACAATACCCTTGTTAGAATTTGACCCACCATTTTCTGATATTAAAACAGTTTGTCCTACTCTAAAGTTACAAGCTTCATTTGTTCCTGCTCCACCAGCTCCTGTTAAAAACTTAACGGGTACTGCAACTGCAGCCGGAGCTGTAGCTGTTTGTGCTGCTGCATACTTTGTATGTAGTCTACCTTGCTCTGCCCATTTGATAAGGTCTGAGTTAGTAGGCATTTCAGCTCCTACCATACGTAAGAAAGCTGCGATTGTTCTGTTACCGTATCTTTCGAATTCTTTTTCGTAAGTATCAGGTAAGTACTGACTCAAAAAATTGAAATCAGTTATATAATTACTTGGCAAAGTTGCCTTTACCGAACTGGGAGTTAATGCAACTCCACCAGCGTTTAATGATCCTGCCATTGTTTTTGTTTTTAGTTATTAGTTTTTATTTTTGTTACTTTTTATTCTTAATCCAGAACCACTACCACTACTAACTGATGTAACTTTAAAACCTCCACTAGACACCGATTGAGTTGCGTTACGAATACCATTCATATCAATGTTTTTACTTTCTTTAGTTATGTCATTTACCGCATCTGACTTGCCTTGTTCATAAAAGAACTTAGCAAACGAATCCGGGTGCATAGCTAACGAAAGTGACTTATGATACGAAGCGGCATCTTTTAAGTAACCATCCTCAGTCAAATGTTTAGATATGAAGTTATTTAGATCTGCCTGTGACTCTTTTAGTTTTTCTGAATCTGCAGGTTTATACTTTAGAGACTTATCATTTAACTTGAATTCGAAACCTTCAAATTTATCATTAAACAACTCGTTTGTTTTCTCAGAAAAGTACTCCGATCTTTTAGTTGTCTCAGCTTGTGATTGTTGTGACTCTGTTTTATTGTTCTTGTAAGCGTTAAAATCCTCTAACTCTTCGGCAGGTATAAAATCCTTTGTTGACTCAACTTTTGTCTTATATGTTTCCTTGAGTTTGTTAAAGTACTCTTTTGCTTTTGCAAGTTCTTCTTTCTTTGCTATCTTTCTTTTTCGAACATCAGAAGCATCATCTGCATCTTCATCGTATGAAAATCTCTCACTAAGTTCAAAATCTACATCATCTGAATCTAAATGAGGCTTTTGTTGTTTCCAAAATTCAAACAGCAACTGGTCTTCATTCATACCATCAACATCTTTTGTTAATCTCATGAAATCATCTAGACCTCTTCCAGTTTCCTTTTTGTAGTTTAAATAATTAACTATTTCTTCAGGAAGGTCTGGGGTATTTTTACGTTTAGAAGTAAAATCGTCTAATGACGAAACTTCATCACCATATCTATTTTTAATAAATGAAAGAACTTCTTCCTCTTTTAAAGAGGGTTTATCTTCTACTTTCTCTTCTACCTTTTCTTCAACTTTAGTTTCCTCGTTAACAACGGGTGTTTCTGAAGGAACTTCTGTTGTCTCTACTGTTGTCTCTTCTTGGCCTTGACCTGCTTTTTTTAACAAGTCTGCTTCTCTTTCAGCTACTGACTTTTCTTCAGCATCATCTAGAGCTCTTACTTTTATATTATCCATTTGATTTGATTTTAATTGTACAAAGTTACTAACTTTTTTTGATTTTTATCTGGGGTTAAACTCAGCAAAATTAAATCCGTCTAAACTATCCTCGTTAGATTCAAAATTTATAGGAGGTAATTTACTTTGTCTTTGCTGTATTAACTTAGACTGTTCAGTGTTTTGTTTTGATATCCTAGCTGATTTAGCTTGCTCTCTTTGGACTTCCCTTTCTTGCATGCTGCCTACATCAACTCCTTTTAACTGCATTTGATACATAAACTCTTCCGCCATAAGCTCCTTCTTGAGCATAGCTTCTTGTTGTAGTTTTTGTATAGCAAATTGCGTTTCTGACTTTTCAATCTCTATTTTAGCCTGCATTTCAGCTTGTATTGATTGCATTTTATTTTGAGCAGCTGCTTGTTGAGATTGCATATTTACCTGACCCTGCATTTCCATCTTCTGGTTTTCTCTAGCGATATCTTGCTCTTGTTTCTTTCTTCTTTTTAGCTTCAATAGCTCATTTGCCATCTTTAGGTTCTTTATCTCCCTAATGTCAATAGCATCTTCTAAACTAATTTGATCACGACTCATAGCCATTTGAATATTAGCTTCTAATTGTGCTTTTTCTTCTTCATCAGGAGCAACTTCTAAAAACACTCCAAAATCATGCAGGTATAAATCTTTTATGCTATCTAATATAGATACGTTATACTTACCTACTTGCATAGCAAACTCTTCTTTAAAATCTGCATATTCTAAAACATCTGCTAGTCTACAGGACAATGCTTCAGCTAGTTTCTGGGTTATTTGAACATTTGCCTCTAATATGTGTCTAGTTGCAACATTTGAATTTAAAGCAGCTAATTTTTGTAAACCTACCAAAGCATCTGGATTAGGTGTTGATGCATCTCTAGCTTCGTTAAGTCCCGTTACATCTCTAATCATATTTAGATAATGGTTGTACGAACTTATTAAACTAGCCATCTTAGCCTGACCACTGTTAGTACCCAGCTCCTGTATTGGAACTCTAGCATTATTAAATTCACCATCCTGAGTATAACTTCTCCCAATGACACTACCCGTTTGAAAATATAGCTTTAATGCGTCTTCTGGATTGTAAGCAGCTCCTGTTCCTAAATCTACTTCGTTTAATCCATCGGCATCTATAAATACACCATCAGGCACTACTCTAGATATAACTTGTTGTAATTTAAGATGAACTATTTGTATTAAATCAGCAAACGTGATCATTCTTCTTACTAAAGATTCAATTACGCCCTTATACATTCTTGGAGCAGCTCCGATATAATTAGGCAAAGCATACTGAGAAGCTGACTTAGGTCTAACCATGTTCTTAGATAACTCCCACTTTAATACTTTTTGAGTACCCATCACCATGATACCTTCGTACCAGACATCTATTCTTTTTTCTAACTTCTCAAATCTTTCTTGTTCTTCTACTGGTGGATTGAAGTCATCATCTTTTCTAATTACTTTTTCACCACCATTATCCATATACTTTTTCTTATAAACCATTTTCTTTGTGGTCTTATAATTGTAGTATAGTAAAGTGACTACATCTTTTTGAAACATACTATCCTGATAAGGTCTAATAATTCCATAGTAGTTATACCATAAAGATGACATTTGAGATATTTCCTCCATCTCTTCTAAACTGATATCTGGATTTATCTTAGCTAGCTCTGTTATTGGAACTTGTTTTACTTCTCCAAAATAAAAGCAATCATCAAAAGTAGGGCTTTCTGTATAGCTATAAACTAATGAAGCTGGATCTACGTATTCTATTGAAACACCTGAATTAGGTAGAAACTGGTGCTTTACAAATGAAGTGCCTAAAACCATTAGGTCATAGTTTACTTGCTTCTGTATTCTTTGTTTGTAATGGTTCTGTTCTAGTAATGTGTCTATAGCTTCTTCTTCAGCAATTTCAATCGCTGGCTTATAGTTCATTTGCATATATAGTGCTAACTCCTGCTCGCTTTCCGGTAGGTCTTGCTTAGGTGTATTAAACATATCTATACCAAACATTGCTTCTGTTGCCTCTAACATAGGTTTAGCAATCATATCTGCTTCTACAATTTCCTGAAACTTATGTTTTTTCTCAGCAGACATAGCGTCTTGAGCCACCGCTTTTACATCAAATAATCTATCAGCCATTCCATTAACTACAATGTCAACAAACTTAGGAATAATAGGAACTGGTGTCCAATCTAGATTTAAATAACTTAAGTCTCCATCTACAGATATCTCGTTTTTATATTTACCTATAGGTTGTTCTCCCCTAGCATATAGTCTTAATCTGTGAAACTCTACCCACTGATCATAAAACCTGCAACTATTACCACTTCTCTTAAACCATTCATACTGTATTGATTCTCCTACTTGTCTACCGTATTCGATAGTTTCTTTTTCTGAGTCTGTTGCTGATTGGTTTGGGAAGTTGGTTTGGTTAATTATAACTGATGGTTCTTTCATTTTTACTTTATAATAGTGCTCAATGTACCTTTATTACTATATCTTGCAAAGTTAATGCTTATTTTTGATTCTTTCTTGGGAACATGATACAAGTGTTTTTGATTAGCCATTATAGCTAGACCTGAACTTATTGTAGCATCATACTTAGTCCTGTTGTTTATATTAAATTTAGCCCAATCTTCTAGAGTTCTAGTGAAGTACATGGAACCCATTTCGTCTGGATCTCTATACACTGAATCTAAATCTAATCCTACATATTTCTCTATGTAAGACTCCACAGCTGCAGCATGAGCTTGTTTTACCGCTTCTGATGAGTTTGGTATCCCTCCAAGTTCTTTTTCTGTCTTAGAGAGCGTTGTTTTACTTTTGTCAGGTCTGTTTATAGAGAAGGCTCTGTAACCTCTGTTTTTAAAATGGTAAAGCAATCTAGGTTTATTATTCTCAATTAAAATAGGCATACCATAAAAAACACAAGCCATAAGCACATCTTCAAAAAATATCTCTGCAGTTTGTGGTCTAGCTACATATTCTAAAAAAAACTCATTGCTAGGAGCTTCATCCATATTAAACTTTGTTAGTCCATGCAAAGCTCCATTTGATCCAATACCACCTACAGTCCCAGAAATATCATAACTATCGCATCCAAACGAACCTAAGTGTTCATTGCCAGGGTAAAACATATTAGACCTATTTATAACTCTGTTTTGTAGCTCAGGTTTTGGAGTCCAAGAAACTAAAAATCTTCCTTTTCTGTCCGGAACCCATATAACCTTGGTATCTTGTATTCCATCTTTCCAAACAAACTTTCCTTTAGTAATATACCTTTGTTTAATAAGAGAATCGTTGTAGTCTATTTGCTGATATATTTTAGTTAGATTAAACAAAGACTGTTTACTTTCATCTCTAAATGCATGTGATTCTGTTCTAGGAAACTGCCTGTAAAATTCATTAAGAGCATCTGCATCATTCTTTAAAGACTCTACCTCATTCTCCCAGTATTGAACAACACCTAAACTTATTTTTTCTTGATCTGTTCCTGTTATTGGTTTTTCAGGAGTGTCTAAAACAGCATGTCCAAATTCATCTATGTATCCCTCAAAATTATACTCCATTGGAATAAATAATGAATACAATCCGGACTTAGTTTGACCATTAGCATTTCTACTAGTTACATCAGAATCACTATATAATTTTTTAAAGTTTTCACCACCTTTATCTAAAGCATTAGAAGTAGATCCCATCATACATTTCCCAACTATTTTACTACCTAATCTTAAACAGGTTTTAGTTACCCTCCAGTTATTTAATATATTTTCAGGCTTATCCCACTTACCACTTTCATCGTGTATTAATAATAGTAATTTTTCTCCATCATAAGAGTTGTCAGAAGTGTTCTTCCAATCTAATACAGTATCAAGCCCATCCATCACAAGCTCGTCTGTTTTACCCATGTTTTTTTTGGTTATTTTACTAGCTGGAACTCGGTATGCTAATTCTGTTTTAGGCTTGTCCATTCCATCCTGAATAGGCTTAAAAAAGAAAGGATAGTTATTAGATATAGGAACCACTTTGTCGGTAAACATTTTCTTAGCATCGCCTCCAGTTTTAGATAATATACCTACTCTAGCATCTCTAGTAATAGTTCCTTGGTTGACAGCTTCGCATGAACTCATAAATGAAAACCCTGAACGCCTGTTTTTTAAGTAACACATTCCAAAACTTCTTTTGTCTAACTTACAAGCTTCCCAAAATAAATAAAATATTCTATTAGATTCTCTGAAATCTGGTTTACCTACATCTATCTTAGTCCAATTCAAATACATATAGTGAGTCCCTGTGATGTAAGTAGATTCTCCGTTATTTGTAAACCAATATCCCTTTTCTCTTTTTTCAAACTCTTCCTCAATATAATCTACCCACTTTGACTTAAATGTATTGTCTCTTTTTTGCCAATCAAATATTGTTTTAATACCAGATAATTCTTTAGGTATGTCCTCTGCTTTCCATTTATTATATCTGCTATTTATTGTTTTTGGTTCTTTTGGTAACCCTATTTTTAGACCTTGCACATCATACACCTCTCCTAAAGTTCCATCTTTAGATATAATTACAATGTCATACTTTTCGTTGTATCCGTAATCCCAAGTCTTAGATTTGTTCTTATTGGTTATTACAGTTTTAGGTACAACTTCAGTTATAACTTTATGTAGTCTATTTTGATCTTTTTTCTGCAAATCCTTGATAAGCCTCTTTTTTTATTGTTCTCTCTTCTAGCATAGCTTGCTCTTCTTGTATTCTTTTAAGTATTTCAAAAGCATCAAATATGGCCAGCTTCTTAGTAGCTGCTGCGTTTTTTAATCTATCTGCCGCTAAATCATCTTCAGCATCGTACTTTATGATATCTTCTTTGGCTACTTTAATAAGTTCTCTTACCGCTATTTCTCCAGCTTGGATAATGTCTTCTTTTAATTTTTTTACACTTATATCAATACGCATATATCTTCTGTTTTCATTCGGTATAAAGTTTCGCCTTCTATCTTAAATTCGTATTCTGATTCAGGCAAGAAACAAACATCATCTCCTTCTAATATATCTAAAGATACCAATTCTTTGTTTCCATACTTTACTTTTCCTACTAATTGCTTATTTCTATCCACAGACAATATAACATCTTTTTCTTTTTCAGTTGGCTTAATAAAACAATAATCACCAACAGAGTTCCATTTATCTTTGCTTTTGTGTAAATATACTTGCTCTATATCTACTATATATAAATCATCTTTAAAATGGCATGGACCGCTTTTTTCTACACCTTTCATATCGTAGTATTTTCTAAAAACATTATGGTGCACTACTACAGTATCTCCTTTTTTAATGTCCTTATTAAAAGCCCAAAGAATAGGTATCTCTTCTACTATTGCAAATCTGTTGGTAGTAGTA